GCCCAAGTAAAAGTTGAGTTCCTAGAAGGAGCTAAGGCAAAAGGAGAATTCACAGAGGCCGAAGCTGAAGAAATTTTTGCGTGGATTGAAAAATCGCAACGCTACTCGTTCAACAAGTCGCACTCTGTCGCCTATGCCTTCAACGCATATCAAACTGCCTATTGCAAGGCCCATTTTCCAGAAGCCTTTTTCACATCCTATCTTCGACATGCGGAAGGTAAGCCAAAGCCGTTCGTGGAAATCAATGAACTAGTCAACAATGCCCGACTAATGGATATCGAAGTACAGCCTCCAAGTATTTTGAAGATGCATGAACAGTTTCAATTAATTAATAACCAGCCTACTTTTGGCCTAGTTAATATTAAAAAAGTAGGGAAAGCGGTGTTCACGGCCTTTTCTAAGATCGTAAATAATAAAGGCTACGACTTGTCTGAAATGGACTGGGACCAATTCTTAAT